CATTTTCGGCTATAGCTTCTTCAACTTGTTTCATTTGAATAAGGGCCTCTTGAACTAATTTGTTTTCACTCATATCGGAAATATATTTATTTTAACTAATAAATATTACCAAAAAATTAAAAATCCCTTTTATTGATTGGGAAATATTATTTTTTTGAATCTTTATAGGTTTATTTATTTAATAAATATCACCAAGCATAAAAAAAGTGGTCAAAATAGACCACTTTAATTTAATTGGTTTAAATAAACCAATTTATTTTTTTGTTTTAGATTAATCAATAACTTCATCAATCTTACTTTCAGATACCGATGTGATTCTCCATTCATGAGTAAATCCTTGATATTTCTCAGTTACCTTTGCTTCCACATCTGTAACAGAGTATCCTTTTACAAGTTTTTCCTCTCTGATTTTTTTAATCTTACCACTATTCTCATCTGGTAAATCATACTGAACTTTTGCTACAAAAAATTTTTCTTCCATATTTTAATTTTATTTTCCCAAATAATCGGTTAATTTTCTCATTAAGTCAACCCCTTTCGATTGAAATTCTGAATTTTCAGGTGATTTATATTTTTTTTCTTCCTCTAAATTCTCTTCATACATCTCTCTATCTTCAGGTTTAGTGAACAAATACGCTCCCGGTGTTGATGGAGATGATACTAAGTCAAAACAAATTAATTCAAAATCATCTTGAACTTCATTTCTTTCTCCAACCTTTTTTAAAGAACCAACACCTCTCGAAGAAACTCCCATAGTTACACCTTGTCTCATAAGATTTGCTGCTTGGTCTCCTTTAGTTGATACGATACCTCTCTCGTGGAATCCTGGTGATGTTAACAGTTTAAGTTTGCCCATTAGGATATTCTTATCCCACCATATGTCTGTAATGATGTGAGACACTCTATCTAAATCAATTAGTGATGATTCAGGGTGATTAAGTTCTGAAGTAGACAATCCCTTAGCAATTGCCTTTTTGTAATTATCCGCTTCTCTTTTTAATATTCTTTCGGGGTAAAATCTTCCGTTTCTATTTGGGGTGTCATATTTTTGTAATACAGCATAAAATTCAAACGGATTTCTATAATCCAAATTAGCCGCCTCTTTTAACATATCCGCATTACGTATATCTTTTGGTGATACCCAACCTGCATCCGTTTCAATTAAAATGCCATGGCCGATTTCATTTGCTTCTAAAATTCTTAATAGTTTCATCAATAGTTTTTAAGATAAATATATCGATATACTATCTTTATTTACTTTTTGATATAGAAAAGGTAAAGAATTCGTTTTCGACCACATTATCTTTAACAATATTCTTAATTATTTCTTTAACAGATTCTTTTAATTCAGGAGATTTAAAATCAATTTCTTTATTAGGATATATATTAACTTCCAAATTTAAAAATGATTTTTTACCCTCAAACAATCCACTACTTCTTAAATCCAAATCAACAATATTATGTTCTTTAAATAGATTTTTATCAATAGAATTGAATACAGAGTTTTTAATTTCTTTACTTAAATTACTAACAATTCGGGACCAATTAAGTTGATTTGATTTTGGTGACACCCAAGATTGAATATTAATATAAATTGATTTAAGATTTGTAGAATCTACGGTACCATAAACCGATTTTATTGGGTTAAATAAGTTTAATTTCACACATTTACCTTTTTTCATTCATCATTTTTCTTGCACATGTTTATTTTTTTAAAAAAATAGTAAAAAAAATGATGATTGTCAAAGATTTTTCAAATAATCGAAATATTTGTAATATATGATACTAGTTAAAGTTGCAAATGATGGAATTGAAAAGGCCTTAAAGGTTTTCAAATATAAAGTTAATAAAACTCATCAAAATAAAATTCTTTTAAATAAAAAAGAATTTGTTAAAAAATCTGTTAAAAGGAGAACTCAGATACAAAAAGCGTCTTATACTCAAAAATTTAGAAATTCTTTAGATTGATTCTTCCAAATTTTTTAACTTAATAAAATTCAATTGGTCGAATTTTTCTGTTTTTAATTTGTTAATAGTTTCTGATAATTTTGTTTTTAATTCAAACTCTTGTTCTTTTTCTAACATACTATTAAGTTTATTAATTGCACTTTCTTTAATAGTTTCGAACTTATCCTCAAGAGTTTTTGTGTCTTCAGAAATTAATTTAATGAACTCTTTTTTGGATGATTCGTCTAATGTTTCAATATATTTTTGTAATGTTTGATTTGCAATACTCACCATTGATTTTAATGGAATATTAATCGACTCTTTAATTCTTTTATTTTCACCAACCAATGTATTAATAATATTCTTTTTTGAATTTACTCTTTCCAATAAATTTAATTTATTCGTGTAAACTAAAGAATCGATATCGGAATATTTGTTTTCAATATTTTCTGACAAAGTTTTTGGTAATTTAATATTTGGTAATATAGTTTGGATTAATGTAACACCTTCTTCTAAGAAATCTTTTGCGTCAGATTCATTTAACCCTTGAGGTGAACTCAATTGGTCGTATAATGAATACAATTTTGCCATATGTTTATTATTCAAAACATTATGTTTGAATTCTTTTAGAGATTTTTTGAATTCATTCTCATTTTTGTAGGATTCAATTAGATTTTGTTCTACTAAAGTTTTAATTTGTCCGAAAGTCATTATAGTGCATTTAGAATATAAATATTATGAATTTAATAACTTATCCAATTCTTTTGAAATTTCTCCTAAAGAATCTTGACCTTGACCTAAATCAAGGATTTTAGAACCTTCTAAAAGATTAGTTTCAACTAATAAATTCATGTTTTTATTTTTCGACTCTGGTGTTACTTCTCCTCCGGCAGGTGGTGGTGGTGGTGGTGGTGTCACTTCACCTCCCTCAGGCGGTAAAGATACTTCACCTCCCATGTCACCACCTAATGGTGGTTCTCCTCCTTCAGGTGGTGTTGCTCCGGGAGCAGCAGGTTTCCCTACATTTCCATATAACTTATCGATATTATCAAATATACCTGTTCTTGAAATGACTGTAGGAGTTGCTTTAAGTTCTTCACCCACCGCTCGTTCAATTCTTTGTTGTTGTAAATCTAATCTTATCTCCTCATCAGACCATCCAAAGATATGTTTTTTAGCCCATGTTGATGATGTAGGTTGGATACCATTTCCTGGGTCTGAAACCAAGTCTTTGTATAATAAAACCTTTTCTTTCCAAACATCAATTTTTAATAAATCAGCCTGTGTAGATGGGTTAGATAATCCTAATGTAAAGTTCTGTAATTCATCTTCAAATCCTAATAGAAATAAGTGAACGATTGCAATTTTATTCAATTCTGCAATCATACTTTTTTGAATTCTATTAATAGTTCTTGCAAAACGAATATCTTGTAATGATAAATTTTTTCCATCACCAACAACTTCTTCAAACCCTAAAAATGCTTTAGGGACACGAAGAGCCGTTAATAATTTCTTTTGAATATATTCAATATCGGCAATTTCCGATAAGTTTGTTGCACCTGGTAATGTACTAATTGGGTCTGGTGCTGCAGGGTCACGAACAGGGATAAAATAATCTTGGTCAACCGCCATTTGATTAAATCTCATATCCACATTACCTGTTTTTGAATCTACAACTTGTTCTCTTTTAAACTTGTTTGCAACACGGTTTACGTATGCTTCAACATCATCATCATTCATGTTACCCACAAATACTTTAAATAATTTTCTTTCAGGTGCACGTGATGTACGATAGATTAACATTGCATCTTCACATAACAATAATTGTTTCCAAATACGTCTTGCTTTTTCCAACATAGAAGTACCATAAGGAAGTTTTCGGTCATCACCCAATAATCTAAAATGTGCAACTTCCCATGATTGAAACTCCATATTTCTAGTTTTCCAAGTAAAGTGAAGAGCTTTTTTATCCTCATCTTTTTCTTTTGAAATATCTTGTGAAATTCTACCTGAAACACCAATCTCATGTCTTTCAATTTCAATTGTTGGTAATTGTTGACAACCAATAATACCTTTTTCAGGGTCTAATTTTAAGTAAACAAAGTTATCACCATATTTACATGTGTTTCTTGTCCACATTGGTAAATTGGTATTAATGTCGAGTGCGTTGTTAAATAAATCAGCTAAAACAGATTTAATCCTTTTTGATTCTGAAAAAATTTGAAGAATAAATCCATCCTCATTTGTTGTTGTAGATTCTTCAGAATATATGTCCAATGCTGCAGAAATTTCCGGAGTGTTATGTGAAAAAATAGTATCTGTTGCAAAGTTTTTATATCCGGGTACTGTTAAATCATAAACCGGGATTAAACCATAAGGTTCTATAGAAACTATTTTATGGTTTAATTGTAAAAATTTACCTTTACTTTTTGCGGTTGAGTATTTTGACTTTTCAATACCATAAGCATCAAGAAATGTTTGCCAATCTTTGTATCCCGCATTTGTAATATCTCTTTGTAATTTTCGGTAAGATACTTTTAATTTTATCGCAGTTTTTTTCAACGACTTTTCAATACGAGCCGTCTCAATAATATTATCAAATGGAATTGAAAAATATGATGGATTTTTATCTCCTTTCCGTTTTCCATCCCAACTCATTTTACCTTTACGTCTTGCAACTTCGCTCATTTTTAAACGATAATCAGGATTTGACCATAACTTTTCGTTATTTAATTTTGCATGATAACTTCTATGTTCTGAAATATCCATAATTAATAAATTTTCAGGTAAATTATTCTTACCATTAAAATCTATATGATGAACCTCTTCATTATCTTTAATTTTAACATCGTTAAACCATTCGGCAATTAAATTATGTTCAGAGACCCACCCATTATGACCTTCACTACTATTACAAGTATATATCCAATTATATTTTTCATTATTATAAAATGATTTACGATAAAATGGCATCATAGAATCACCTTCCTTTAAATTCATAACTCTTTCAAATGACCCATCTCTTTTCATTAATTGGTGTTCCCAAGTTGTTATAATAAACGACCCATCATCAAAAATAACTTTATATGTTATTTCATCACGAGTATAGTGAGCGTTTCTTGCAATGGCGGGAACCACTTTTTTCAAATTATGGTCATATGCATAGGTAATAAATTCGTAATCCCTACCTTTATCCGCAAGCTCTTTTATTGTGATAAAACCATCAGGTGTTGCAATTTTTGTATCGCCCGCAATGCAATATTCCATACTTTCGTAATCGTATTGTGCCGACAATCTCGATGGTTCATAATATATTGCCTGTGAATATAAATTATTTTCAACTTTAGCCCATTGGTTTGTTAAATAATACGTTTGTTGTGCTTGAAGTTTTTCCCTTTCAAAATCGTCTCTATTTGTTGTTCTTAAAAGTTCTTTTTTATCAAACTTAAAAGTTGGGTAGTCTTGTTTTAATAAAGAGTTTGGCCCGAATGTCTTGGATAACCTTTGCCAGACCGTAAGATTGTTTTCGCTCATAATTTAAATTTACTAATTACCTTGATAATATAAATAGTTACCTAGCACCAAATAACCAACCATATTTTTGATAATCACCCTTTGTTGCATCACCATTATTACTTAAATTACCATTCCTACCCATTTGTGGAACCATTGGATTAAAGAAGTCGGAAGTGTTTTTATTTTCATTAACCGTAGTCGCCCATGAGTTAATCATTGCCTTAGTATGATTAGTTACTTTTTCTAATGATTGGAATGATTTTTCCGCAACATACAAAGCCATAGAAACCCCCATAATACAGTCATCGTGATGACCTTTTTGATGGTCAGGTCTTCCATTGATATAAATAAATGTGTTCATTTCATTGTATAATCTATTTGAATATACTTTAAAACCATGTCTTACGCCCTCTTCAAACGCAGCAATAATTTGAACTCTTTTTGAATTAAAATTAATACCAGGTATTTTATCATTTATTTTTGGGTCCCATTTCCATTTATTACTTGTATCAACATTATCAACATATAAACCACCTTGATAATTTAACTCTTGTAGTTTTCTTGCGGTGGAAATTCCCATACCTCCGGTGATATCAATTACACAGTAAGCATTATACATTGTTCCCCATTTATATGCAATTTCTGCTAATACATCTGGTGGAATTTTGGCAACATATTCTAACACCTGTTCTCTTTCATCAAAATCAATGATTTGGATACACGAAAAGTCCTCAGAATCACCTCTTGATACATCGACACCCATAACATACTTATGTCCGTTTACGGGTTCTTTAAATATCCATAATGAACCACCCATAAGTTTTGCTTGTGGTTCACGTAATGTGTTTTTTGAGATGCTCTGCATTAATTCAGATTCAAATACGTTATCACCGGAACCTAAAAAGTTACATTCTAACTCTTGAGCAACCTTTCTTCGGTCAAACTTTAACTTTTTAACCATACCCTCAAACCATGCGGAACATGGTTTATATCCTTGTGAAATGTAATCCGTTACGACCGAATGGTCTCTTTCATATGGATTTTCCATCGATAAGTTGATGATATCTTTTTCAGAATATTCTTCTCGATTTAACAAATAATGAACCAAGTCATTAGTTTTAACCATAAACAAATCTTTTGTATATCTCGGGTCACGATACCAAAACATTTCAGATATTTTGAAATCATTCATGTTTCTTAATGATTGGTCGTAAATTTCGTAATAAATCGG